GATTGTCGAGTGACCTCCTTACCGAGCGACCCCATATTGCGCACACGCGACAAAAATTTCTGAGGCGGAAATTTCCCCCGGGAAATCGAGATATAAAAGATTAATGACTACCGCGCAGCGGGCGCGGGCCGCGGACGCGAAACGCGGAGGCAGTTCACGGACATGAACTGCGGAGACCGGCGCCGCCGGCGCTTCGCCGGGCCGAAGGGCTGCGTACCACGCGGCGTTTTGACGTAGGCCCGGCCAGGCGCTGCAGAGGCGCAGCGGATCCGCGCCGGGCGCGAACTGAACAGCAGAGGCCGGAGCTTGAAAAGCCGGAGCCCACATGCACCAGAGCGGTGTGTGTAGGCTCCGGCTTTTTGCGTTTCGGCGTTTTGGAGGAGCTATGACCCGCGAGCAGATCTACACCGAACAACTGAAAGCGCTCGGGATCTATGAACAAGCATTTGATCCGGTGATCAAGGACCTTGCCATGAAAGAGCGCAAGCGGCAGCGGGCTCAGAAGGAATGGGCGGCCACGGTGCCGAAGGGCTCGAAGCCCTCGTTTCTGGATCCTCTGTTCGCCGTGATCGAGCAGCTCGACCGGGAAATCCTCGTCTACCGCGAAGCGCTCGGCCTGACGCCGAAAAGCCTGCGCAGGCTGCGCGGCGTGACGGCTGCAGGCGGCGGACCGACAACCCAGGAGGAAATCTCGACACGGCTGGATCGGCTCCTGGACCGCTGCGATTCATACAGCGGCGGTGTGTCCGGATTGGACACGCGGGAGGGCTCTGATGAATAGGGCTCCGCACCTGGACGAGGTCCTCCGCTACGCAAGAGACACCGCGGACGATCGCGGAATCGAGGAGCTGCAGCGCCTGGGCGCGCGCCGTTTCCTGGATGACCTCGACAGCGGCCGCTGGGACTTCCGGCCGGCGCTGCCGGAGTTTTGCATCAACATCATGACCGGCCTGTTCTGCTTTGCCCAGGGCGAGCGCCTGGACGGCACTCCCCTGCGCGGCGAGCCCTTCGAGCTCATGCCCTGGCATAAGTTCGTCGTTTACAACGTAGCCGGCTTTTTCCTTCCCGGCACCGAGATCCGGCGCTTCACCGAGGCGGATCTGTTCGGCCCGCGCAAGACGGTCAAGACGACCTTCGGCGAGGGCTTCCAGACGTCGCTGGCCTTCTATTACCGGCGCAGCGGCGCCAAGGCGAAAACCGTCGCCGGATCCCTCAAGCAGGGTATGGAGGGCTTCGACTGGCTGGCCTACAACTTCAAGCGCCTGGGCCTTGTCGCCGAAAACAACCCGCCCGGGAAGCTCCGCTTTCTGGACAGCTCCCTCGGGCACAGCATCGAGGGAGAGTTCTGGGGCGGTTACATCGATCTGGAGACCCTGGCCTTCAAGCCGGATCTGTTCGACTCGTTCAACGCTGCCTTCGTCCACCTGGACGAGCTGGAGCTATACAAGAACGCGATCCCCTACACCCGTCTGCGCGACTCCATGAAGGCCTACACGAACAAGCTGCTGCTGTGCACCTTTACCGCCGGCGACGACGGCACGGGCTTTGCCGCCCGGCACCGGGACTACATGGAGGCGATCCTTCGCGGCACCGTGACCGGGCCGGCAGCCGACCGCACCTTTGTCTTCCTGGCGCAGGCGCCGGAGGAGCCGGACGGCTCGATCGACTACCTCAACCCGGCGGTGCACCGCGCGGCTAACCCCGCCTACGGCATCACGATCCGGCCGGAGGACATGATCGCGGCAGCCATGCAGGCGGAGCATAATCCGCAGCTCAGAAAAGAGTTTTTCACAAGATCGCTGAACCGCTTCGTGTCCTCTTACAAGGCCTGGTTCGACCTGATGGAGTTTCGCCGTTCGGACGAGCACTACAACTGGACGCAGAAGGATCTGGCCGCGCTCGTGCGGCACTGGTACGGCGGGGCGGATCTGTCCAAACTGCACGACCTGACGGCCGCCTGCCTCGCCGGGGAGATCCCGGCCAAACTCGCGGCTACCGAGGACTGGACGCCGCCGGAGGACGTGCTCGTGATCATCCCGCACTGCTGGTTCCCGATCACGGCGGCGGCCGAGAAGGCCGACAAGGACCAGATCCCTCTGTTCGGCTGGAAGGACGACGGCTGGCTCGACATGCCGAACACGCCGTCCATGGACCCGGCCGAGCCGGTCAAACAGTTTATCGCCTGGCGCGAGGCCGGCTTCCAGATCCGGCGCGTCGGCCACGATAAAAAGTTCGCGCGGCCGTACATCACGGCTATGAAAAAAGCGGGCTTTCGCGTGCAAGATCAGCCTCAGTTTTACCTGCAGAAATCCGAGGGCTTTCGCTACATCGAGCACAAGGCCAAGATCGGCTGCCTGTATTACCTGCACGCCGAGCCCTTCGAATACTGCGTCTCGAACGTCCGCGCGGCGGAGAAGGTCGACGACGCGGTCCAGTATGAGAAGATCTCCGAAAATTCCCGCATCGACGTCTTTGACGCCGCCGTCTTTGCGACGGTCCGCCTGCTGATCGAGACGGACCGGGCCAGCGCGGCCGCGGGATGGTTTGAGGATCAGCAGCCGCAGCAGCGGCGGCATCCGATATGACAGACACCCGAAGGAGGTGCTTTGTTGAAAGTCAACGTAAAAGCAAGACCCGCCCGGGACCACCCCATAAGCGAAAGCCGCAGCGTGATCTGGCTGACCGACGCCGCGGGCTTTGACAGCCTGGAGTGTCAGGGCTACACGAGCCTGGCAGACAGCCCCGAGGTCTCGACGGCGGTCAATACGATCGCGCGGCTGATCGGCGCGATGACCATCCACAAGATGCGCAACAGCGAAAGCGGCGACATCCGCGTCAACGACGCGCTTTCCCGCCTGGTCGACATCACGCCGAACAAAATCATGACGCGCTTTAACTTCGTGGAGTGGATCGTGCGCACGATGCTGCTGACGGGCCGGGGAAACGCCGTCGTCTGGCCCCGGACCGCGGACGGGTACATTCAGGAACTCCTGCCGATCCCGCCCGCCTACACGGCTTTTGTGCCGTCTGGCGCCTATGACTACCGCGTGGTCATCGCCGGGCGGGAGTTCGATCCCGACTCCGTGCTGCACTTCGCGGCAAATCCGGGGAGCTTCTACCCCTGGCTCGGGACCGGCTTCCAGATCACGCTTGCTGCCGTGGCCAACAACCTGAAGCAGGCGGCGGCGACCGAGCGCGGCTTCATGTCCAGCAAGTGGAAGCCTTCGATCATCGTCAAGGTCGACGGCCTGGACGTGAACTTTTCCAGCAAAGAAGGGCGCCGGAAGCTGCTGGACCAGTACGTCGAGGGCAGCGAGAGCGGCGAGCCCTGGCTGATCCCCGCCGAGCAGTTCGATGTGCAGCAGGTCAAGCCGCTGACTCTGTCGGATCTCGCTCTCGCCGATTTTGTGAAACTGGACAAACAGACGGTCGCAACCATCCTCGGCGTGCCGCCCTTTGTTCTGGGCGTCGGCGAGTTCCGGCGCGAGGAATGGAATTCGTTCATTTCCACGACGGTCATGCCGCTGGCGCAGAACATCCAGCAGGAGCTGACGCGCAAGCTGATCGACGAGCCGGACGCCTACTTCCGCTTCTCGTCCCGGAGCCTGTTCAACTACGACCTGCGGGATCTCGCCTCCATGGCCTCCGGGCTCTACATCCAAGGCGTGATGACCGGCAATGAGGTCCGCGACTGGATCGGCATGTCGCCGCTTGAGGGCCTTGACGAGCTGACGATCCTGGAAAACTTCATTCCCAGGGACATGATCGCGGATCAGTCCAAGCTGACGGGAGGTGAGACGACGACATGAGCAACTGGAAGCGCACCTGCGTGCTCCGCTCCGCGGACTTCGAGACCCGCGAGGCGGACGGCAATCTCTACATCGACGGGTACTTTGCCGTTTTCAACAGCGAGTACTGGCTGTGGAAAACCGCCTATGAGACCATCGACCCCGGCGCCTTCAATCTGGAGGCGGACGAGGACGTCCGGGCGCTGACCAATCACGACTCGACTCTGGTCCTCGGCCGGACGACCGTCGGCACGCTGGTCCTGCGCGTGGACGATCGCGGCCTGTTCGGCACGATTCTGATCAACGCAAAGGATCAGGACGCCTGCAACCTCTACGAGCGCGTGAAGCGCGGTGACGTGAGTCAGTGCTCCTTCGGCTTCGACATCCTGGAGGAGGGCACGGAGTACCGCGACGACGGCGTGACCGTGTTCCATTTGAAGCGCGTGAAGCTGTGGGAGGTGTCTGTATGCACCTTCCCGGCCTACGAGGAGACCGGCGTCTCCGCCCGCATGGCGCAGGTGGAGGAGCTGCAGAAAAGAAAAGCAGAGGACTGGCGGCAGCGGATGCTGGCCAGGATCAAGAAAGGAGCTTAATCAATGGCACTGAAAGCAATCATGCTCCGCCGTGAGATCGAGCGCAAGGAGGCCGAGCTGGCCGAGCTGCGCGAAAAGGACGCGGGCTTCGCGACCCGCGAGGCGGAGCTGGAGGCCTCGATCGCCGAGGTCAACACCGACGAGGAGCGCAGCGCGATGGAGGCCGAGATCGAGACCTTCGAGAATGAGCGCAGCGCCCACAATACCGCCGTGACCGCCCTGGAGGGCGCGATCGAGGAGCTGCGCGGCCGCCTTGCCGCGGAGGAGAGCAAGGCCCCCGCCATGAATCCCCCGGCCGCCGCGCCGGAAAATATCGAAAGGAGTGACGCCGCTATGGTCACCATCAACATCCGTTCCCTCCCCATGAATCAGCGCGCTTTTGACGCGCTGCCGTCCAACGAGCGCGCGCAGATCCTCGCCCAGGACGACGTCAAGGCCTTCCTGCAGCAGATGCGCAGCATGAAGGGCCAGAGCCGCGCCATTACCGGCGGCGAGCTGACCATCCCGGTCATCCTGCTCGATCTGATCGCCGAGAACATGTACCGCTACAGCAAACTGCTCAACCGCGTGCGCGTACGCAACGTGGACGGGCAGGCCCGCCAGACCATCGCCGGCACCGTGCCGGAGGCCGTCTGGACCGAGATGTGCGGTGTGATCAACGAGCTGACCTTTAAGTTCAACCAGATCACCCTGGACGGCTACAAGGTCGCCGGCTTCGTGCCCGTCTGCAACGCCCTGCTGGAGGACAACGACGTCAGCCTGGCCTCCTGGATCGTGGAAATGATCTCCGAGTCCATCGGCCTGGCCATGGACAAGGCGATCCTCTACGGCAAGGGCAGCGCCTACCACCAGCCCCTCGGCATCGTGACCCGCCTCGCGCAGCAGTCCAAGCCGGCCGGCTACCCCGACACCGCCCCCGATTGGGTCGACCTCCACAGCACCAACCTCATCAGCATCAACAACAGCTATACCGGCGCCGAGTTCTGGGCCGCCCTGACCGTGGCCGCCGGAAACACCTTCACCAGGTACGCCCGCGGCACCCAGTTCTGGGCCATGAACAGCAAGACCTACGCCAAGCTGAAGAGCAAGGCCATCACCTTCACCGCCAGCGGCGACGTCGTGGCCAACGTCTACGGCCTGCTGCCCGTCGTGACCGGCGACATCGACATCCTCGAGTTCATGCCGGACAACGACATCGTCGGCGGCTACGGCGATCTCTACCTGCTGGCCCAGCGCGCCGGCATGACCATCGAGGCCAGCCGCGAGGTGCAGTTCATCCAGGACAACACCGTCTTCAAGGGCAAGATGCGCGCCGACGGCGCCCCCGCTATCGCGGGCGCCTTCGTGGCCATCAATATCGCCGGCAGCAGCCCGGTCACTGAGATGCTCTTCGCTGCCGACGACGCCAACACCGTCAGCGGCCTGCTCATGGACACCGCCACCGCGTCGATCGCCGGCACCGGCACCGTGCAGCTGCACGCAATCCCGCTGCCCTTCGGCGTCGAGGGTGAGATCACCTGGGCTTCCGCCGCGACCGCCAAGGCCACGGTCTCCAGCTCCGGCCTCGTCACCGGCGTGACCGCCGGCAGCTCCGTGATCACCGCGACCTGCAACGGCTACACCGCGCAGTGCACGGTCACCGTGACCTGACCGCAAATCTGATGATAAGCGGCGGTGATCTTCACCGCCGCGATCCCAAATGAAAGGACACGGCCGCATGAAAACCCTGATCGCGATCCCCTGCATGGATATGATCCACGCCGATTTTGTCCGGTCTCTGCTGAGTCTGGAAATCTCCGGAGAGGTCCAGTACACGTTCGCCCAGAGCTCCCTGATCTACGACGCGCGCAACCAACTCGCGAAGATCGCCATGGACGGCGAGTTCGACCGCGTGCTCTGGCTCGACTCCGACATGGTCTTCCCCCCTTCCCTGTTCCGGCGGCTGCATGAGCATCTGGATCTCGGGAAAGAGTGCGTGAGCGCGCTCTACTTTGGGAGGAGGCCGCCCTTCGGGCCGATCATCTACAAAAACGTGTACTTCACGCCCGGGGACCGCTGGCCGACGCCGCACGCGGACAGCTTCGACGATTATCCGCGGGACGACATCTTCCCGGTCAAGGCCTTCGGCTTCGGCGCCTGCATGATGACGGTCGACCTGATCCGCCGCGTCGCGGATCGCTTCGGGACGGCCTTTGCGCCGATCTCCGGCTTTGGCGAGGATCTCAGCTTCTGCCTTCGGGCCGGCGAGTTGGGCGCGACGCTCTGGTGCGACAGCTCGATCGGCTGCGGCCATGTCGGGCTCATGACCTACACGGAGGAGAGCTTCCGCGCGGCTGTGTCAAAATCGAACACTTAAGAAGGGAGGGCGGCCTGTGGACAACACGGCGCTGCTTGCAGCTCTGAAACTTGACCTCGGCATCTCGTCCAACGTCTACAACGACCGACTGACCGCCCGGATCCAGACGGCCCAGGAGCGGATCACCGCCGAGGGCGTGACGCTGACCGACAGCGCGGGCGACAAGGACCTGGTCGTGATGTACGCGGCCTGGCTCTGGCGCAGCCGCGTGACCGGCGACGGCATGCCGCGCATGATCCGCTATGCGCTCAATAACCGCGTGCTCGGCCAGGCGGCGGAGGTGTCGCCGTGAAGCAGCAGCTGCACACCCCATGGTCCGACGTCGCGGAGCTCGTCAGCTTCGACCTGACCAAAGATCCTCAGGGCTTCGAGTATCTGACGCCCACCACGGATGAACAGGGCCGGGAACAGCCCGGACAGCCCACCAAGCGGCAGATCTGCTGCACCTTTGAGGAGGGCACGAGCCAGAAGGAGTTTTATTACTCCCACAAGGAGGGCCTGCGGGCCTCGGCCTCCCTGGAGCTTTGGACCGTCGACTACCAGGGCGAGGAGTTCGTCGACTTTGCCGGACGGCACTTCCGGGTGCTGCGCAGCTTCGTCTCCGGCTTCGACATAATCACCCTGATCTTGTCGGAGGTGATCCGATGACCAACGTCGACAACGCGCTGCAGACCGCGCTCGTCCCTCTGGGCCTGCCGGTCTATCCGGTGCTCTACACCGGATACGAGATCGAATACATCGTCACGAACCACACGGCGATCCCGCAGGTTTACGCGGAGCGCGCGCCGGCAGCGGCGCGGCATTTGGTCACGGTGCGCTACTTTCTGCCCTGGAAGAAAAACCCGAACGCGATGATCCTGCAGATCTCCCGGGCGCTGTTCGACCAGGGCTTCACCTGGCCGAGCGTCACCGACGCCGGTGACAACGAGGGCCAGTGCTACGCGCTGGAGTGCGAATACGTCAACGCGGGAGGCTTCTATGGCCAGACTTGAGGTCCAGGGCTTCGACGAGCTGAACGACGCCTTCGGGCGGATCAAGGACATCCCGTTTGAAGCGACGGCCAAGGCCCTGACCGCCATGGGCGAGGCCGCGGCCGAAAGGATCCGGCAGAGCGGCGAGGCCATGGGCGTCCGGGATCCGGAGAGCCAGGTACATATCCTGGACAAGATCAAGGTCAACAAGCCGAAGAAAACCAAGTCTGGCGGCTATGTGGAGATCACCTTTTCCGGTACGCGGACCCGCGGCCGCACCCGGACCCGGAACGCCGAGATCGCCTTCATCAACGAATACGGCAAGCGCAGCCAGCCGGCGCGCCCCTTTATCGCTAAGGGCATGAGCCAGGGCGAAGAGGCGATCGTCGCGCCGGGCGCGGACGTGATCGGGGACTGGATCGAAAAAGAATTCAAAGGCTGAGGCGGATTCCTCAGCTCTGTGAGAAAGGAGTTTTTATTATGCCTCAGTTTGATCTTCGCGGCATCAAGTGCGCGAAATACGTCAACACCGCCGGCTCGATCAGCTACACCAACAAGCAGGACGTCGGCGACGCCATGACCGCAAACCTCGAAATGCGCTTTGCCGAGGGCCGGCTGTACGCCGAGAGCACCCTCGCGGAGTTCATGCGCAAGGCTGTGGGCGGCACGATCTCCCTCGGCGTCAAGTACGTCAAGAACGCGGCCCAGCAGCTCATGTACGGCAGCTCGGCCAAAGCGCAGAGCGTAAGCTATATCCCGGTCGGCTCCACCGTCACCGCGACGGCATCCGTCTCCGGGCTTGCCCTGGGCGGCAAGAGCGCCGCGCAGTACGTCGGCATCGTATTCTACGCGCCCGACATGGTCGACGGCGTGCTCAAGTACACGGTCGTCTTTGCAAAGAAGTGCCTGTTCGGGCCTCCTTCGATGACGCTGCAGACCGCCGGCGAAAACATCGTGTTCAACACCCCGACGACCTCCGGCGAGTTCCTGGCCGACGATTCAAGCGCTCAGGACATGCTGCTCGTCTTCACCTGCGACGACGAGAACGAGGCGATCGCGCTGTGTGACGCGCTGCTGGCATGAGCATCCGCCTCGAAGAAAAGCCCTTTGAGCTGGAGGGCAAGACCTACATCCTCCGCTGCAACATGTGCGTTCTGGACGCGCTGCAGGACCTCCACGACGACGATTTCGACGCCTTTATGAACCAGCCCATCCGGGAAGCGACGGCGGAGCTCCTGGCAGCCATGCTCAACGACTACGCCGAGGACATGGACTGGCCGGAGCGCTGGACCGCGCGGGACGTCAAAAAGCGTTTTGCTTATGGGTACCTGCGCCAGGAGGATATCTTCGGCATGCTGACCCGGGCGCTGATCCCGGAGAGCGCGGCAGCCAACAACACCGAGCCCGGCAACGACTCGGGAAACTGAGCGACCGGGCGGAGTCAAAAATCGACTTCGCCCGGTATCTTGCTTTATGGATGTTCGAGTGTCACCAAGACGAGCGCAGCTTCTGGAAAACAACGAATCCGCGGCGCCTCTGGGCGCTTTTTGACGCATATTTCCGACCTGCGGGTCGATCGGATCCTTCCCATTCGCTCCAGAGGGGCGAAAAACCGGGACGATCCCTGTCTGAGTACCTCATGGGAGGTGGGTAAATGGCCACACGGACCGTCAAGGCCCGCGTCGAAGTCGACGGCGAGCAGAAATACAAGCAGACCATGCAGGAGCTCGCCAAGAGCAACCAGGTCGTCAACTCCGAGCTGAAAAAGCTCCAGGAGCGTTACAAGGGCGCCGAGGAGAGCACGGAGTACCTGACCAAAAAGGGCGAGCTGCTGGAGGAGGAGCTGACCAACCAGTCGGCCAAGGTCATCCTGCTGCGGCAGAAACTGCAGGAGGCCAAAGACCAGTACGGCGAGAACTCCGAGGAGGTCAAGGGCTGGCAGATCCAGCTGAACAACGCTGAAAAAGAACAGTATAGGCTGGTCAATGCGATCGACGAAAACAACGAGGCCATGCAAAAGCAGGACGAGACCATGGTCTCTCTCGGCGACACGGTCGATTCCGTGGCCGAAAAGCTCGGGATCCGCCTGCCGAAAAGCGCGAAGGACGCCCTCAGCGGCATGAAGGGCTTTTCCGCCGGGACCGTCGTGGCCATGACCGCGGTCGCGGCCGCCGTGGCCGGCGTGGTCAAGGTCGTGAAGGAGCTGAACGATCTGACGCTGCAGCAGGCGGCCAATGCCGACACGCTCCTCACCGACAGCATGGTCACCGGCCTTGGCACCGACACGCTGCAGACGCTGCAGTACGCCGAGAATTTGATCGACGTCTCCGCCGACACGATCACCGGCAGCCTGACCAAACTGACCAACGCGATCTACGACGCCTCCAACGGCAACGAAAAACTCGCGGAGACCTTCGACTTCCTCGGTGTGGCCACGACCAACGCCGACGGCAGCCTCCGCAGCGCGGAGGAGGTCTTCTACGACGTGATCGATTCCCTCGGCGAGGTCCAGAACCAGACCGAGCGCGACGCGATCGCGATGGATCTCATGGGCAAAAGCGCACAGGATCTGAACCCGCTGATCCTGCAGGGCAGCAAGGCCCTGCGCGAGCTGGCCGACGAGGCCGAGGCGACTGGCTACGTCCTGGACGAAAGCCAGATCAAAAAACTCGGCGAGGTCGACGACGCATATCAGCGCATGCAGCTGCAGATCGAGGCGACGAAGAATCTGCTGGCGGTCGAGTTTGCCCCGGCGAGCAAGTCCGCCATGGAGACCTTCGGCAACGTCGTACAAAAGGCTGGGCAGATCCTCGTCGACACGCACATCATCGAGAACCTGGGCGCTGTCGTCCAGGGCGTGGCCGGGATCGTCGACGCGGTCACAAGCTTTACCGGGAAGATCCCGGGCTGGCTGAACCCGATCCAGAATCTGAGCAACGAAATGAGGATGCTGGCGACGGTAGCCGCGACCGTCGCGGACGCCGTGAACCTGATCTCCGGCATCATGCCCTGGAATTGGGGCAGCGGAAAGGCCTCAACCGCGCTCGGCTTGAACCTGAGCAGCGGGCAGATGAGCAACCTGCAGCAGCTCAAGTACAACACCGGGGAATACACGTTTTACAACGCGGCCGGGACGGACAACTGGCGCGGCGGGCTGACCTGGGTCGGCGAGGCCGGGCCGGAGCTCGTAGCGCTGCCGCAGGGCAGCCGGATCTACAGCGCCCAGGAGAGCCGCAGCATGGGCGGCGGCACGACCATCAACGTGACCGTCAACGGGATCCAGCAGCTCGAGGAGCTCGTGAGCTGGTATGAGAGCCGGCAAGTCCGGGGGAGGATGATGTAAATGGCAACACAAACCGTAAACGTCGCCTGCACCCAGTTTGCCATGATTGACTCCGGCAACCGTCAGCAAAACTATCACGGAGCAGCGAGTTATAGGATTTGGACGGAGGCAACAGAAAACCGCCGAAGCATTCTTCTGGCTTTTGAATCATTGCCGACAATTCCGTCAAGGTATAAGATCTCCAAGCTCACGCTGACTGCATATTATAACCGAAATCTCACAAACGGCCTCGGTGCTGATATGGCGGCGGCAGCGTATGAGCTAGCGTCTAGTTTCAGCGAATCAACGGTCAACTACGACAACGCGCCACTTGTTGCCGCGATAGACAGAGTTGAGTTTTTTGCAGATTCGGGAGCGATTTCGGCCGGAACGGGGCAAACATCAGCTTCGCTCATACGCAGCGCGGCAAATGACTATTGGACGAAATTCAGAGCGACAATCCTCAAGCGGCCGTGGATGCAGCTTTCGCTCTATTATCCAACAACCGGGACGAACGCGGAGTATGTTGATATTTACGGACGCGAAGCAAACGCCGCGCTTCGCCCGATCCTGATCGTCGAGTACGACGATACACAACTGATCCCCAGCCAGATCCGCGCGAGCAACGCGCCAACAAGCGGTTATATAAACCCGAGAAACGCTCAGAACTTCGCGTGGGATTATGACATTACGCAGCCGGAGTTTTGCTATGCCGACGGCGTGACGCAGGCCTCCGCGACCTTCTACTGGCGCGAGGGCAACAGCGGCGCTTATACCTCAATCGCGATCAGCGGAAACACCAAGAATGTCACGATCCCAGCCAACACCTTCCCGGCCGCGTCCAGCATCCAATGGTACGTTACCGGCACGGACAGCTTCGGCAGCAGCTCACAGACGCCGGTCTACACGCTGAGCACGAGCGCGGCGGCCATGGCCGCGACGCCCGCGGCGCCGGTCGGAGCAGTCGAGGACGGGAGCGGCGTGATCCGTCTGGAATGGACGACCTCGTCTTCCGACGGGTACCCGCAGGACGGAGCAGATCTGCAGATCAGCACAGACGGATCAATCTGGACAGATCTCGCAAGCGTCCTCGGTACGGTCAAGGCTTACGATGCGGCGGCCGGCACTTTCACTGCCGGCACGGTCTACTGGCGCGTGCGCGGCTATAACATCGACGGCACAGCGGGAAACTGGAGCGCTGCGGCGCAGTTTGTCTGCGTGGCGGCGCCGCTCGAGCCCTCCGTGATCTCCGACGGTGTGCCCTTCGCAACCGTCGAGTGGCAGGTCGAGGGACAGCAGGCCTATCGAATTACGGTCGACGGCAAGGTCTACGGGCCGTATTTCGGCGCGGACAAGCGCTGGACGGCGCAGGATTATCTGCGAGACGGTGAGCACACGATCACCGTCGAGGTGCAGGGCGCTTTCGGACTTTGGAGCCAGCCGGGAGCAGTGAGTTTCACAGTCGAAAACAGTCCGGCCGATCCGGTCACGCTGAACGGCTCTTTTGACCGCGACGCGGCGCTGAGCTGGATAACGGCTGCGGCGACGCAGGACTTCCTGATCTACCGCGATGGCGTCCAGATCGGACACACGGCCGGCTATGCCTTCGACGACCGGCGCGTGCTCGGCCAGCACAGCTGGCAGGTGATCAACCGCCTCGCAAGCGGACACTACACAGCCTCCAACATCGTGACCGGGGCGCTGCGTTCCTGCGTGACGGCGATCGCTCTGCTCTCGGGCGGGCCATGGATCGAGCTCAAGCTCAGCGAGAACAGCGAGAGCGTGCAAAGCTTCAGCTGGCGCCGGACGACAAGCCTGCGGCACGTTCGCGGCGCGGCCTATCCGGTGCTCGAGACGAGTTCCTTTGAGGATCTCGTCGGGAGCTACGACGTGAGCTTCCCGGACGTGGAGAGTATGCGCGCCTTCGAGGAGCTGCGCGGCCGGACCGTGATCCTCAAGAGCCGCGGCGGGCAGGTGCTGATCGGGTGCCTTGCGACATTCAGCAAGAGCATGAAGGACTTTTATATCTCCTGCAGCTTTTCGGTGCAGCAGATCCACGCGGAGGATTACATCGATGCAGCGGGAAGTTGAAATCAAGTACAAAGTGCTGCGAGGGGGCGCGGACTTCTGCGAGCTGTACGCGCTGGAAAACGGCGGCAACGCCCTGCGCATGAGCGACGCGGCGGCGATCAAGACGAGCCTGTCCGGGTATTTTGTCCCGGACGATCAAATCGACTGGCTGACCGACGAGATCCAGCCGATCCTTGTGATCGATGGCGAGGAACATCCCCTCGGCGTCTATCTCCCGGCCACGGTCATCCCGGAGGAAAACGAAACAACGCGCTCCGTGCGCGTCACCGCCTACGACCGCTGCTGGCGCGTGCGTGACACCTACGCGGCGAGCTTTGTCTATTTTGCCGCCGGCACGAATTACCTGACCGCGATCGAGCAGCTGCTGACCGCCTGCGGGATCGGCCTTGTGATCAAAACGCCGACGACGGCGGTCTTCCAGGAGGCGCGGGAGGATTGGGAGCCGGGGGCGAGCTATCTCGACATCGTCAACGGGCTGCTGGCCGAGATCTCCTACAATCCCCTCTGGTTCAACGACCAGGGCGCGGCCGTTTTGGAGCCGGCGTCGATCCCGACGGCAGAGAACATCGAACACGTCCTTGACGATAGCGACGTGACGAGCCTCTTGCTGCCGCAAATCTCGCGCGAGACCGACGTCTACTCCGCGCCGAATGTATTTGTGTGCGTCTGCTCCAACGCGGATAAAAGCGCCCCTCTCGTGGCCACAGCGGCCAACACGAACCCGCAGAGCCCTCTGTCAACGATCCGAAGGGGGCGGCAGATCGTGCGCTTCGAGCGCGTCAACAACATCGAGGATCTGAACGCGCTACAGGCCTACGCTGATCGGCTCCGGAACGAGAGCATGATCAGCGGCGAGACGATCCGTGTCACGACCGGGCTATTGCCCGGCTTCGGCGTGGCCGACGTCACGGCTCTGCGCTACGGCGAGTTGAGCGCGATCTGCGTCGAGCATGCCTGGGAAATGGAGCTGAAGGTCGGAGGCAGTATGAAGCATACGCTGGAAAGAGTGGTGGTCGATCTTGGATGAATTTATCACCGGGGCGCAGCCCCAGGCCGGAGCACAGGCGCCGGAGACCGAGTTCTATCTCGCGACAGTATACTCCTGGAGCAACGCCGAGGGCGTGCGTTTTACGCTCGACGGCGAGACGCAACCGACGAGCAAAAGCTATAAGATGATGCTAATGTGCAGACCGCTATCGGTCGGCATGCGGGTCGTCGTCATGAAGCAGTCCGGAACTTACATCGTCCTGGGCGAGATAAACAAACCGAACAGCTGGAAGAAGATCGACGATTTGGCGAGCGGCGCGACCACGGCGCAGATCGTCTCGACGGTCAACGACCTGCTGGGATGGCTGCGGACGCAGGGCATGCTGCGGACTTGAAAGGAGGCACATTATGGCAATCAGACGCGCGTGCAGCTATGCCGCGACTATTACAACGCCGGAGGCTCCGAGCGAATACAGCGCGATCCTTGTCAGCTTCGCGCAGAACGGGCGGGTGCTTATCGACTTAGACGAAAACAGCGCGGCTCTCATCATCGACGCAGACAGCGTCACCGCGCAGCTGTCCCAAAGCGACACGCTGCTCTTTGAGGCGGGAAAGCCCGCCTTCCTGCAGATCCGTGCCTACAAGTCAACCTATGACGCTCCAGGCTCAAAAATCTGGGCGATCGACGTCTATGATTCTCTCAACACGGAGGTGTTGAGCTGATGGCGGAATACTGCGATAATTTCATGCTGCAGGAGCAGGAGGCCGAACGCTTCGGCATGGCCGACGGCCTGCAGGACAGCTTCGAGAGCTGGGACGGGCGCAGAGGGCCCGCGGGCCCCGCCGGCCCGGCCGGGCCGCCCGGATCGAGCGTCGAGCTCAAAGGCCCGGTCGCGTCGACGTCCAACCTGCCCGAAACCGCACCCTCCAGCGAGCTCTGGCTCGTGGGCGCGGCGGCGCCGTATCACGGCTGGTTTTACAACGGCAGCAGCTGGAAGGACGCCGGCGAGATTGCCGTCGGCCCGGAAGGGCCCCCGGGCGCGGACGGAACGGATGGCGCGGACGGCACGACCTTCACGCCGACCGTCTCGAGCGCGGGCGTGATCTCCTGGACGAACGACGGCGGGAAGCAGAACCCTGCGTCGGTCAACATCAAGGGGCCGCAGGGTGATCCCGGATCCGCGGGCGCGGACGGCACGACCTTCACGCCGACCGTCTCAAGCGCGGGCGTGATCTCCTGGACGAACGACGGCGGGAAGCAGAACCCCGCGTCGGTCAACATCAAGGGGCCGCAGGGCGATCCCGGATCCGCGGGCGCGGACGGCACGACCTTCACGCCGACCGTCTCGAGCGCGGGCGTGATCTCCTGGACGAACGACGGCGGGAAGCAGAACCCTGAGTCGGTCAACATCAAGGGGCCGCAGGGCGATCCGGGCCAGGGAGTCCCGACCGGAGGCAGCGCTGGGCAGGTTTTGGCGAAAGCAAGCGGAACAGATTACGACACCGCATGGATCAACGACCCGATCGCTACTTTCCCGCGACCGAATTTGCTAGTAAACTGGTATTTTGAGGGCGGCGGTTCTCAGCTTGGCGCGGGGATTTTTCCGCTTAACCACGGCGGTTTAACGACTTATTCCGCGTTACAGTTTAAGCTTGACGGGTGGGACAGCGATGCGGGAACATTTACGCTTTCGCCTTCCGGCTTTAATGCGTCTGTTCCTTTCTATCAGACAATTAGAAACGATGTTGTTACAAACCTTTTAGGAAAGAAAATCACGCTGTCGGCTTTGTTCTCCGACCGCTCACTTGAGTGGGGAACAGTAGAGATTCCGAGTTCTGTTCCGAGTTCCCTAACTTTTTTGCAGGCGTCAGACAATCTGCTTGCTGTGATTGGGCTAACGGGCGGCGGTTTAAGTTGGATGCAACTGTTTCGTATGACCGCGCAAAACAAAACCATTGTTGCGGTCAAGGCCGAAATCGGCGAAACGCAGACGCTAGCGCATCAAGAGGGGGCTCTGTGGTATCTTAACGAAATTCCAAATTGGGAAGAGGAACTGATAAAAGCCCGTACAAGAAATAATACCTCGGACACCAACGCAAACAAAACCGTCCTGTTCAATGTCATTGAGGAAGTGACCGCGTTTTCCAACACGGCAATCAGCGCAGGAGGCTTCAAAGAAGTCAATCCTCTTTCCGTCGCAAAGGCCGGGTACAAAGCAGTTGGAATTGTCGGCGTGAGTATTCAAGGGTCAGGCGCGAGCGGGTGCGATGTTGGCAGTATTTTTATTACATCCGGCACGTCCGCGCTTGTCCGAGTCATGAATCACTCAAATTCAAACGCATCTAGCATTACTTGCACGATACAAGTGCTGTACTGCGTCTCGATTTAGTAAGACCGCAATGAAACTCGAAGAAATGCCAGAGCCTATTGCCGACCTTATGGATGTGCTTGACACAGATGACGATGAAAAGAACCTGAGCGGGCTCCTAGAGGAGGACGAATGATGTGGATCCACGAGGTCGAGATCTGGCTGGCGATCGGCTCCTTCTCCGCCGGCGCTGCAACTGCGCTGGGCGTCGTGGGCGTGGCCTGGGCGCTCGTAAAATTCAAGCAAAGGAGGCGGTGACGTGACACCGCAGGAGATCTATACGCCGCTGCGGCGCGGCGGCCTGACCCGTGCCGGCGCCCTGGGCGTGATCGGGAACTTCATGGCCGAGGCCGGCCCGGAGCTGCGCCCGAACCGGGTCCAGATCGGCACGACCACGCTGTCGGACGAGCAGTACACGAAGGCCGTCGACGGCGGCTGTCTCAATTTTGAGGACGGCAAGGGCTACGGCCTGGCACAGTGGACCTATGGCCAGCGGAAAAACTGGCTCCTCTCATTTGCCAAAAAGAACGGCGTCTCCGTCGGCGACGGCGCGATGCAGGTTTCGTTTTTCATCTGGGAGTGCCGCGAGTATTTCCCGGAGGTCTGGCATGTGCTGACCACGTCCGACAGTCTCATCGACTGCACGGATATCGTCTGCCGCGTCTACGAGAACCCGAAGGTCAAGAACTATGACGTCCGCCGGAAGTATGCCGCCCAGGCGGCGGAGGAGACCTGGGACGGCGCGGATCCGGAGGAGAACGCCGGGGACCTCGTCGTAAAGCTGCTGCAGCTGGCCATGGCGCACAACGGATACTGGCCGCTGGATCGGATCGACGGCGTCAAGAGCGCCGCCTTCCGGCAAACGATCATCGAATACGCGGCGGACGTCGCGAAAACATGAGGAGGAATGACTATGCCTGCACCTGACAAAGCAAACGAAATCAAGGGCGTGATCGCCGCGATCCTGGCCTTCCTGACGGCCCTCTGGGGCTGGATCGGCTGGGCGGTGATCATCTGGGTCCTGTGCTTCGTTCTGGACTACATCTCCGGCACGGCAGCCGCGCACAAGCGGGGCGAGTGGTCCAGCGACATCGCCCGGGAGGGCCTCTGGCACAAGCTAGGCGAGATCTTCGCCGTCCTGGTGGCCGCCTTGTGCGACATCGCGCTTAAGGTCATCGTCGAAGGCGCCGGTCTGCATATCGGCATCGAGCTCAGCGCCGTGATCACGCCGATCGTGCTGCTCTGGTATATTATAACTGAGCTGGGCAGCATCGCGGAAAACGCGGAGAAGCTCGGCGCGCCGGTGCCGTCCTGGATCAAAAACGGATTGAAGCAGTATAAAGATAAGATCGACCAGGACCACGGCGAAAAGCCCCCCGATGTTTAATTTAGACACAAAACAGAAATACAAAAGACCCGGGATCTCCCGGGTCTTTTGCTGTGAAATAGAGTGTGAAATAGCGGAATTTTCGGCACCATTCCGCGCCATTTTGATACAATCAAAGAGATGGCGGGAAACGCTGCCTTGCAACGCTTCCCGCCGTCTTTCCTTGGTCCGAGTGAGAAGATTCGAACTTCCGGCCTCTTGAACCCCATTCACCGGGAGGCCTTGAAAAATGCGGGATCGCGGGCCGGACATGGGGAACCGGTGTGTAATAGCATCCGGATCCGGATCAGCGGCAGCAAGTTACAGGGCGTCGGTGATTTTTCGCAGATCCTCGAAGGCGACGTCTTGATAGTCTTTCAGCTGCTCGGTGCTCGTGTGGCCGATCAGGGCGAGCTTGTCAGCGTCGGCTCCGGCGACACGCTTCATCAAGGTCGCGAAGGTCCGGCGGCAGCTGTGCGGCGTGACGCGGTGCCGGCCGTCCTCGTCCACGGGATTCGGGATCCCGAGCCGATCCAGCAGTGCATAGAAGCTCTCCCGGTAGTCCGCAAGGCTCTGCTGCTTTCCGGCGTCGCCGAAGATGTACCCGCCGGCTTTCACGCGCGCGTCGATATAGGCCTGGATCTTCGGCGAGACGGTGACGGTGCGGTCGATCCCGGCCTCGGTCTTGATCCCGCCGACGAAAGCCTTGTGTTTAGCATCGTAGTCGGCCGCTGTGAGTGCGAGGAGTGCGGTCGGGCGGAAGCCCAGGTAACAATGGCAAAGCACGCGGACGGCCTCCTCGTCGCCCGCAGAGGCCGCTTTGCGGATCAGCTCCAGCTCGGCGGCGGTAAAGCCGACCTTCGCACTGGCTTCCCCGTCGTCATTGACGCGCAAAAACTGCGCGAGATTCCGGTCCTTTGGGACGGCGTTCCGCGGGATCCCGTACTTGTAGATCAGGCCGAGGGCCGTCTTCGCGTTTTCTTTCGTGCGTTTGCCGTGCTCCGTTTCGTCGAGGCAGGCCTGCAGGTCGTCGACATCGAGATCCTCCATGCGAACGAGCCACAAGGGTGCAAAGACCCGAAAGCCAGAGCGGTAACAGTTCATTGTGGACTGGCCGCGGCCGTGCGTCGGGTACCATTGATCGAAAAGCTCTTTCAAAGAGATCTGCGTCCCCTTCCGAGCCGTCGCGGTGCCCTGGCGCGGGTGACGGTCGCGGGCGGTCAGAAACGGCAGGGCCTCCATGGCGTCGCGCTTCCGGTCGAAGGACCGCCGGACGTTCACGCGGCGCTTGTGCGGCTTTGTCCCGGGCGGAGATCCGGGCGGGATCTCGTCAATAATCCAGCCGACCGTCTTTTCCGCCATGTACTTCCCGTTCGGAAGCTTATACACCGAGCCGAGGCCGTTGCCGCGGCTCTTTCTTTTTTTCGGCTCCGGCTCCACCTTGCGCCCGCAGCGGGGGCAGAAGACGGCGCCGGGCGGCAGCTCCGCGCCGCATTTGGCAAATCGGCAGTTCATGGCTCGCACACCTGGCAGGGACGAAAGCCCTGGGCGATTAGATCCGCGCGGTCGCCGGTAAAGGAGGCGCGGTTATAGGCCGCGATCTCGTCCGCCCAGGAGCAGGAGGGTCGATGGAAAACGCCGCTGCCGGTGTTGACGATAAAATCGTGCAGCTCATACACGGACGCGGAGGCGTGGACGCGCTTTGTCGGATCCGGGATCTCCTCCCCTGCCGGCGTGTCGGCCACGACGTCAAAGGTCAGATCACCGCGCTCGGCCACGGCGAAGATCTGGCCGAGGTCATCGCAGTTGACCAGGCAGAAAATCACGTCAAGCTCCGGGTGCCCATGATTCGAGGCCTGCGTCTGGAAGTCCGCGCAAAGATCCGCGATCGACGCGGCGGTCGCGTTCCATTTGTCCAGATATTCGCGGCTGCGCAGGGCCATATTGACCGCCTCGGCGTTCATGCCGTCGATCCAGAAATCGACGATGACCGTGCCGGCGGCCTTGTCGACGTCCAGGAGATAGTGCCCGGGCATGCTGCCGTCCAGGACGCGGAGAAAACGGGCGTGCAGCTCGTCGACGGTCATGGGCTGCACGTCGCTGGTGATCTCCGGCAGCGCAGGCTTTGCGGCCTCGCGGGCGGCGGTGTTTTCTTTATAGGAATGAAGGCCCCAGAGGAGCCAGACCGCCAAAACAACGACGATCCCGGCCGCAGGGACGAGTTTTGAAGATTTCATGGTGTCTAAAATTAACACAGGTGGATCACGCCGTTTCGGACGAAGAAACGGCATCTTGCTTATAGGGTGCGAGGGCGGTGTCGATGATGGCGCGGATCTCCGGCGGCGCGGCGGCCCAGGCGGCGAGCAGCTGCTCCTCCTCCGGACTGAGCGCCGGATCCGGGCGCGAGGACCGGCCGAGGAGATAATCGGCCGTGACGCCGTAGATGTCGCAGATCTTGCAAATCGTTTCGCTGCCGATGTCAAGTGCGCCGTGCTCGTATTTTGAGACTGCTGTCCGGACTGTTTTGAGCTCACGAGCAAGGTCGTTCTGTGTATGGCCGCGTTCACGGCGCAGATCTTTTATTCTGTTCACCTTGATCACCGTCCTGTTGAAAGTATACAACGATCACTTCTTAATTTCAGCAGATGTCCCAAATCGGGACAAAATCCTGTAAACCATATTGACAAAGACATATGATGGGGCTTATTATACTGCTGCGCCCCAAAATGGGACGCCCTGAACCTCCTGACACCCGGCCACGGGTACAGAGAGATCCATTCGCCCGACCGGCGCGTCTACATCTCCGGACACGACGGCGAGGCGGATCGGGGTCAGGAGATCAGGGAGGGCCTTCTGCCCGTGTTATCCTTCCTTTCGGGTCGCCCCGGCCATGTGACGCGGGGCGATCTGAGGGGAGCCAGGAGGGAAAACTATGAAAGAAGATTTGCAGCTCGGGACCACAGAAGCAGCGGTGCGGAGCTGCGTGTCGCTGATGGCCGCGGTCATGGGTCAGCGCGAGGAGCTGCTCGCCTACTGGCTCGACCTCTACTATCAGGTGCGCAGATCTTACGAGATCGACCAGGGACGTGAGCAGGATCCGAATCTGATCCGGCGTGAGGACCTCTATCCCGTGATCCGGGAGCTGATGAAGGACGCCCTCAAAAGCACGGCAAAGGACGAGGCAAAGAAGCGCGCAGCGAGAAAGAGCGCCTCCGCCGCAGGCGGCGCCGGCGCGGATCCGGAGGAAGCGATCGTCATCAAGACAGGAAGCGCAGCGGACCCGTCCGGATCCGCGACAGGCGAGCCGAAGGCCAGCGGATGGGCCAAGAAGAAGGTACTGATCCGCGAGCGGCTGATCAAGGCGCGGGCTGAGGGCGTGACGATCGCCGAGCTGGAACAGGCCGGCGGCGTTTTCTCGCGCGAGATCCTCGGCATCCTGGAGGGCGCAAAAATCGAAATGAAAAGCTACCGGCGTGTCGAGGCTGCACTCGACGCGATCGGTCGATAAACAAGAAGGAGGAATCACGAGAACATGTGCAAGATGATCGAGAAGGGCCTGGCCGGGCTTGCGCCGCGGCGCAAACTGGCCGGGTATACGCAGTACAGTTTTGCCGAAGCGCTGGACATCGACCGCGCGCGCCTGGCGAATTGGGAGATCGGGACGGCGTGGCCGTCGGCTTCCTGGCTGCCGAAGATGGCCGACCTGCTCGGCTGCAGCATCGACGAGCTCTACGAGGCGCCGGAGGTGGCGGGAGGGGCAAGCTCCTCCCCTACGGAGACTATTATAAGCCGGGCGGAGGGCTGAGGCCATGGAGCAGGATTACAGGAATATCTACCGGAACGCGAGGCGGACTGCCGGTCTGACCCAGGAACGCTGGGCCGAGGTCCTGGGGATCTCGCCCGACAGCGTGCGGCAGTATGAGACCGGAAAGACGCTGCCCTCCGACGCCGTCGTGCTCGCCATGGCCGAGGTCGCCGGGCAGCCGATCGTCGGCTACTGGCACCTGGTCAATAAGAGCCGGGTCGCCGGGCGGATCCTGCCGGACGTAAAAATCCGCCCCCTGCCGGAGGCGGTGCTGAATCTGCTTGGGCGCGTCGAGGACTTCTCCCGCAGCGGGCTGGAAGATCTCAAACACCTGGCGGCGGACGGGAAGATCTCGGCGGACGAGGTCGTCGCCTTTGGCGAGGCGCTGGCGCAACTGCGCGAGCTGATCGCGGCGGCGTATGAGATCGAGTTTTCGCAGGGAGGGGCGGGAGCATGAAAACGCTGGAGGAGATCGAGGCCTGCGGGAAGGCCATGCTGATCCCGTCGGACATCGCCGACTATATCGGCGCGGATCCGCAGTCGATCCGGCTGCAGGCGCGGGCAAACGCCGCGGCGCTCGGCTTCCCCGTGATCCTGATCGGGAACCGGACGCTGATCCCCCGGGAGGGCTTCGTGCGCTTCTGCCGCGCGCTGAATATCGAGGCATAAGAAAAGCCCCGGCCGCGCTGCATGCGACCGGGGCGGTGAATCCCGAAAAGGAATCCACGAGAACAAGGAGATTATACCATGGACAGCACAAAGTTGTCAACAGAAACCGCAAAGCCGTCTTATTGGGCGGTGCTGCCGGCGGCGGTGAGATACGACGAGGAACTGCGCCCGAACGCAAAGCTCCTGTACGCGGAGATCACCGCGCTGACCAACGTCCGCGGCTACTGCTGGATTTCGAACGAGCGCCTCGGCGAGTACTTCGGGATCAGCCCGAAGACGGTCGGCTCGCTGATCCAGCAGCTCGCAGGGCGCGGCTACATCAAGGTCGAGCTGCTGCGCGACGAGAAGCAGGCGATCACCGGACGGCGGCTCTGGATCGCGCGTCCGGACGGTCACTGCCCCCCTATCCTCAAAAATGAGGATACCCCCCTCAAAAATGAGGACACCCCTATCCTCAAAAATGAGGAGAAGAATAGTACAAGAGAAAAGACCAATCCCCCCGCAGCCCCCCAGGGGGCGAGTGTGTCGGCGTCAACGCCGAAATGGAAACCCGAACGCTTCGAGGCGTTTTGGAGATATTACCCCGCGATCCCGGACGGAAACGGGCACGGGAGACGACCTGCAAAGGACCGAGCGGCCCGAGCGTGGGACAAGCTGCATGCCGACGACAGCGAGATCGACCTCATGGCAGCCGCTTTGCAGAGACAAAAAGCATCCCGTCAATGGCGTGACGGAGTCGGCATCCCCTACGCATCCACCTGGCTGAACAGCCGCGCCTGGCGCGAGGAGGTTGAGGACCTGCGCGAGCCGGCAGCGGCCGAGCCCCCGAGAGAGGAGGCGCTGCCGTGGATCTGAACGCAAGACGGCAGGCGGAGGCCGCGGTCATCGGCTCCCTGCTGATCGATCCGGACAAGGTCGCCGGGCTTGTCTTTTCCAGGGGGCGGGCCGAGCATTTCAGCGACGTCTCCCTGCGGCACGTCTTCGAGGCGGCCCGCCGGATCTGGTCCGAGCAGAAGCCCCTGGATCCGGTCACGATCCTGGCCGCAGCCGGCGGAGACTATGAGCAGCTCCTCGCCGACTGTATGCGGGCGACGCCGACCGCGGCGAACGTCGAGGTCTATCTCGACATTATCCGCGACGCGGCGAAGCTGAGCGCGATCCAGACGGCCGCGCTTGCGATCACGACGAGCGACGACCTCGCCGCAGCGGCAGCGGCCTACGAGGAGCTCGGCACCCGGCTCCGGGATCTGGAGGAGGTCGAGGATCTCAGCCTGGAGGATCTGATCGGGCGCTACTGCGATCGCATGGGCGACAAAACGCCGCCCGACTACTTGCGCTTCGGGATCAAGCAGCTCGACGAGCTGCTGAACGTCAGCCGCGGCAAGTTCGTGATCCTGGCGGCGGACAGCTCCGTCGGCAAGACGGCCCTGGCGCTGCAGTTCGCCTACCACTTGGCCGAGACCGGCAAGAAAGTCGGCTTCTTCTCCCTGGAGACGGACGCGGACACGCTGACCGACCGGATCCTCGCTGAGGTCCAGACGGCGGGCGTCAATCTGCCGCGGTCGAAGCACAAGGCGCTCAGCGACCACGACTGGAAGCAGGTCACGAACACGGCCATGCGCGGCGCGGCGCGCCGGATCCGGGTGCTGAACAAGTTCCGGACCGTCGAGCAGATCCGCGGGCGGACGATCATGCGCGGCTTCGACGTCGTCTTCATCGACTACGTCCAACTCCTGGAGGCCCAGGGGCGCGAGCGCTGGGACATCGTGACGAATATCTCGATCGGACTGCACCGCATGGCGCAGGAGCTCGGCGTCACGGTGATCGGCCTGTCGCAGATCACGCCGGCGTCGAAGGATCAGAAGCGCGCGCCGTCGAAGGACGACCTCCGCGAGAGCCGGCAGCTCAAGCACGACGCCGACGTTATTTTGATCATGTCGATCTCGCCGGAGGGCGCGGGCGTCTTCCGCGAGCTGCAGGTGGCCAAGAATAAGGACGGCCCCCTGGGGCGGATTCTCCTGGACTTCGACCCGGAGCACATGAGCTTTGCGTACCGGCCGCCGCTGGAAGCGGGCTCCGATGTGGGCAAGCAGCTCCGGGCGGAGGGCCGGAAGATCAAGCGCCGGAACATCGACGGGCAGCAGGAGTTTGCCGAACTGTCCGACGACGCGGGAGGTGATCTGCCGTTTTGACGGACGAGGAGGAGCTGCGGGCTGCCGATGGCGTCGGCACCTACGACGGCGCCGGATCATGCCCGCATGAGATCGGAGACAAGGTCCGATTCCGGCCCGCGGGCTTTATCAACTCCCGCGACGCCTTCGGCCCGGACTTTCCGGTTGAGGTGACCGGAACGGTGATCCAGATCCACGAGGAGCACCGCTGGTACAGAGTACAGTACACCATGCCCGGCTGCATCGGGCACGAATGTTTTAAGTTCTGAAAGGAGAATCACGAGAACATGAGAGTAATCAGCATCGCAAACTTCAAGGGCGGCACCGGAAAGACGGCGACCGCCTGCAACCTGGCCGCGATCCTCGCGCGGGAGGGCAAGCGCGTCCTTCTGATCGACGCGGACGCGCAGCACAACACGACGGACTTTTTCTCCGGGGATCCGGAGGGCATCACGCTGACGGATATGCTCGAGGGCAACGGCGAGACCTGCGCCGCGGACAACGTGCAGGAGACGGTCCGGGACAATCTCGACCTGCTGCCGGCGGACATGGGCCTGCTGCGGCTCGATCTGGCGGCGATCCTGAACCAGAGCAACGCGCCGCTCAAGCGCATGGACGACTTCATCGACGCGCTGCGCCAGGACGGGGACTATGACTTCATCATCATCGACTGCCCGCCGCAGTTCACGGCGGCTTCCGTCGCCGCCCTGGTCAACAGCGACGAGGTGATCCTGCCGACCAAACTGGACTTCTTTTCCCGGCAGGGCGTGTTGGAGCTGACGAAGCAGCTGCAGGCGGTCGGGCTCCGGCTCCTGCGGCCCCTGCCCCGGGTGCGCGTCCTGGTCACGATGGCGGACCGGTCGCGGCTGACGAAGCAGGGCGAGGAGTTGCTCCGGCGCTCCGGATTCGAGGTCTTTCAGACGGTGATCCGCGCCGGCGTGGCCGTCGGCGAGAGCTCCTACGCGAAACAGCCGCTGTACGAGTACGCGCCGCGGACCAACGCCGCCCAGGACTATGAGGCGCTGGCGAAGGAGGTGCTCGGGAATGGCTAAGAAGTTCAATCTCGGGGACTACCTCAAGGCCGACGCCGTGTCTGATCTGAACACCGAGCAGATCGTCAAGATCGACCTCGACAGGATCGATCCGGATCCAAACAACTTTTACTCCCTCGAGGGCATCGACGAGCTGGCCGCGAACATCGAGCTGATCGGCTTGCAGCAGCCCCTCCGGGTCCGGCCCGAGGGTGAGCGCTACGTCATCGTCTCCGGACACCGGCGCCGGGCGGCGATCCTGCTGATCCGCGACGGCGGCTCTGCGCTGTTCGATCAGGGCGTGCCCTGTATCGTCGAATACGGCGAAGCAACGCCGGCCATGCGCGAGCTGCGGCTGATCTACGCCAACGCCGCGACGCGCGTCATGTCCTCGGCAGATCTGTCGAAGCAGGCCGAGCGCGTCACGGAGCTGCTCTACGAGCTCAAGGAGCAGGGCGTCGAGTTCCCGGGCCGCATGCGCGACCACGTCGCCGAGGCCTGCAGGGTGAGCGCGTCGAAACTCGCCCGCCTGCACGCGATCCGCAGCAACCTGGACAGCGAGCTCCTCCCCTACTACGACGAGGGCGTGCTCGTAGAGGACGCGGCCTACCAGCTCAGCCGGCTGCCGGCCAACCTACAGGTGGCGATTGCGCACGAGCTCAGCGAGGGCAAGCGAAAGAAGATGCCGGTCGCCGCGACCGTCAAGGAGGTCCACGACCACCTAGAAGCCCTGACCACTCCCCTGCGCTGCCGTGCCCACGCGGGCGGACCGGACTGCCACAACGTCGAGGCCCGCGTCGTCTGCTCCGTCTTCGCCCCGTACTACTGGCAGATCTGCGACGGCACACAGTGCTGCATGGACTGCTACCGCGGGAAGAAGGGCTGCCGGATGGCATGCAAGGAGGCAAAGGCGCGCTTCAAGCTCGACAAGGAAGTCGAGGCCGAGAAGCAGGCCGAGCAGAAGAAACGCGAGGAGGACAAGCAAGAGATCCTGCGGAAGCAGATCTCCCGCCGCTGCCAGGAACTGCTCCCTCTGGTCGAGGCCTCCGGTCTCAAGGACGACGAGCGGATCTTCGACAGCTACTCGGCGGCAAAGGTCAAGGACGTCCGCGAGTGGGCGGCCGGGAACATAAAAGACCGCACCTTCTACAGCGACGAGGCCGTCGTGCCCTGGCGGATCGGCGACCTGCGCAGCATGGCGAAGCGCCTGCACACGACGGCTGCGGATCTGCTCGGCGAGAAGCCGGCGGCGGTGTCCGATCCGGACACACCGACCTGGCGGACCGGGACGCCGCCGGCCGAGGGCGAGTATCTCACCTGGTCGAGCTGGCATAATTGGGACGCGGACTATGAGCTGCTTTACTGGACCGGTGAGTTCTGGAAGGACGCCAAGACGTCGAGCGGTGAGAGCGAGAGCGTGGTCGCCGCCTGGCTGCCCCTGCCGGGGAAGTTTGAGATGCCGGAAGAATGAGCGCGCTGATCGATTTGACCGGGAGACGCTTCGGGCGTCTCCTGGTCCTCCGGCGGGAGGGGACATACTACTACGACGGCGGCTTCGTAGCCGTGCCGACGTGGCGATGCCGCTGCGACTGCGGCCGCGAGACCGTCGTGCAGGGCAGCTGCCTCCGGAAGGGCGCGACGCGCTCCTGCGGGTGTCTGCGCGAGGAGCTAAGAGGGAGGCGGAGACGTGCTGAAACTGAAAGTTAACAAGACCGGCGTGGATCCGGACACCGGCGAGCCGGTCTACTGCATGAAGGTCGACGGGCGCGTGGCCCGCGAAAACCTGACGCTCGATCAGGTGATCGAGGCGATCAGCCGGCAAGACGAGGCCGGACTGGTAAAGGAGGCAGAGAAATGAGCAGCATCGAAATAGAAGTGTTAACTGCGCTCGGGTGGTCGCCGGCTGTTTCTGAGACGCCGGCCGAGCCGGGGTGGTATCAGTTGCTTTGTGAAAACTGGTGCTTCCCTCACTTCGCGCTCGACCGCATCCCCGCCTATAAGTATTTTGTGACCATTGATTATTTCAACAACGGCCGATGGTCGAACCCAGCGAACAAGATCGTCGCGTTCAATCCAGTCAGGCTTTTGGACTGTCTCGTGGAGGTGGAGAAATGAACGGATATTTAACCCTTGTACGCAGCGGGAAATGTGCCGACTGCCCGGCGATCCAGATCTCGAGTGAATCCATTTCCAAAAACGGCTTCCCTTGTGCTGTGACTCTTTTCTGTGAAAACCGTTTTCTTTGCGACAGCCTGGAGGAGTATCTGCGCGGCGAGCTGAAGAAGGAGGCAGAGCATGGTCCTGTATAAGACGGGCGACACATGCCCGTGCTGCGGGCAGCCGATCAAACTCACGCACCCGGCGGACCTCTACGCCTTCTCCGTCGTGTGCCACCTGACCGGGCTGAACGATCTGGCCAGGACCGACGCCGCCGTGCAGCGCGCCGAGAGACGGCGCAAGGCCAGGCGTGAGCCGGGGGTGAAACGGTGAAAACAATCAGAAATCTTGAAGACGCTGCCTTTTGCCGCTGGAAGGATTGCCCGTATTATGGCAAGCCGGACGAGGGCGGCTATCTCTGCGACGAAAAACAGGTCGCCATGTGTGAGCATATTCGCGCCCTCGGCCCGCGCCCCGATTATCATCATTATGGAGATCCTGGGCCGGTCGTTTTTGAAAAAGAGGTGGGCTTGTGAAGGATCAGCGCATGTGCAGCCGGTTTTACTGCGACTATCGCGGGGATCGGTACTGCTGCCGGGACTGCTGGCACAATGCCTACTGCACGAATCCCTGTCTGAACGATCCCAGCCGCTGCGGGCTGGAGGACAAGGGCACGAAGCTCAAGACCGGGAACGTCAGCATTGTGAGAACGTGAGGTGCATGTATGGACGTTGTTTATTTTGGATCCCGGGAGATCTACCAGGACTTCTACACCGCGATCCGCTCGCTGCTGGCTCATAACCCGACGGCGACGGTGTGGACGCTGACTGAAGACCCGGACCCATTCTACGATCTTCCGGTCCGCAATATCGTCTGGCGCTGGCGGGACTACTTCAACGAGCTGCCGACCACGACCAAGTGGAAGCAGTTCGGGCCGATCCGGGCGGCCTTCTCGAAGGTGCTGCCCCTCGACCGGGTGATCTCGATCGACTGCGACACGATCGTGCTCGGCGACATTTCGGAGCTGTGGACGATGGATCTGCAGGGCTGCCATGTCGCCATGTGCCGCGAGGAGTATATGAGCCGGGCAATCGGGCGGCCGTACTACAACAACGGGATCTGTGTCATGGATCTGGCGCGGATCCGGGAGGACGGCGTCGACGACGCCATGATCGAGGAGCTCAATACGACCTGGCACCCCTACGTCGGGCAGGACGCGATGCAGATGTTTTGCCGGATCCTCGACCTCGACAGCCGATGGAACACAAGCAAGTTCACAGCGCCGTGCTTCGATCCCGTGATCCTGCACTTTGCGGATCGGACCGACTGGCGCGAGCTGGAGGTCGTAACGCAATACAGGAGGGCGTGAAATGAGAGAAAAGATCCGGCTTGTCTGGAAGAAGATCGACGAACTGATCCCCTATGAAAACAACGCAAAGCTGCATCCGCAGGAGCAGCTTGACAAGCTGGTCGGGAGCTTCGACGAGTTCGGGCGGATCGTGCCGGCCGGCATCGACAAGGACGGCAACCTGATCTACGGGCACGGGCGGATCCTGGCCGCGCGGCAGCGGGGCGACACGGAGTTCCCCTGCATCGAGATCGAGGGCCTGAGCGAGACCCAGCGGCGCGCCTTCGTGCACGCCGACAACCTGCTGGCCCAGAGCGGCACCGACGAGGCGATCCTCCGCAGCGAGATGCAGGCCCTGCAGGCCGCCGGCTTCGACGTCAGCATCACGGGCTTCGACCCGGAGGGGCTGGTGCTCGGGGAGGACGAGGACGATGAGACGCCGGAGATCCGCGAGGATGACTTCGACGAGGAACCGCCCGAGGAACCTCGCACCAAGCGCGGGCAGATCTGGCAGCTCGGTGATCACCGCCTGATGTGCGGAGACGCCACGTCCGCCGAGGATGTGCAGCGCCTGGTCGGTGACCATCCTGCCGACATGACCTTCACTGATCCTCCCTATGGCGTCGCCATCGGTGACAAGAACAAGGTCCTCGACGAGGTCGGGGGGGGGGGAAAGTGGACGGTGCAAGGAGAACATCGTCGGCGACACCCTCACGGAGGACGAGCTCTACCCGCTGCTTAAAGCGGCCTTTGTCAATGTTCGCGAGGCCTCCGCCGAGGACGCGGTGTACTTCGTTACCAGCCCGCAGGGCGGGAGCCTGGGCCTGATGATGATGATGATGAGGGATGCCGGGCTTCCTGTCCGTCATGTGCTGATGTGGCGGAAGAACGCGCCGACCTTCTCCGTCGGTCGGCTGGACTATGACTACCAGCACGAGCCGATCTTCTACACCTGGACAGAGCGCCATCACAACTTCCGGCGCGGCCAGTACCGCAGCACGGTCTGGGACTTCCCGAAGCCGCGCGCCTCCCGGCTGCATCCGACGATGAAACCCGTGGAGCTGGTGGCCAACGCCATCCTGGACGGCACGGAGAAGGGCATGGTCGTCCTGGACCCCTTCGGCGGATCCGGCACGACGATGATCGCCTGCGAGCAGCTGGGTCGGCGGTGCCGGATGCTGGAGATCGACCCGCACTACTGCGACGTGATCATCGACCGGTGGGAGCAGTTCACCGGGAAGAAGGCGGTGCTCCTCGATGGCTGAGAAGCCCGGACGTCTCCCGGCGCCGGCGTATCTGGCCGGGGCGCTGGCCGCCAGGTGGGACGCCCTCGCGCCGGAGCTCCAGCGGCTCGGCACCCTGGACGCGCTCAACGTCGACATCTGCGGAAAGTACATCCTCGCGGAGAACGAGTACCTGCGGATCAGCCAGCTGGTGCAGGAGTGCATCGCCCGCGGGGACGCCGAGGACGGCGGGAAGTGGATCGCCGCGCAGGACAAACTGACCAAGCAGATCCTCGCGCTCGGCGCGGAGCTCGGGATCAATCCCAGGGCCAGACGCGCGCGGGGTCTGGCAAGAAAATAAGAACGGAGCTCGGAGCCCTCAGCGGCCGGAAGCCGGAGGGCTCTATGAAACAACGGACCATCATCGACGCCGGCGCGATCGTCTACGAAATCGACAGCCCGGTGCGGCAAAAGGGCGACAGCCCGAAGGCGCGGAAGGCCAAGGCCAAAGCGACCAGCGAGGCCCAGGCGCTGCGGAACAAGATCCTGTCGGCGCGGGAGCTGGAGCTGCGGCTTGCGGTCAACTTCCCGACGCCGGGCTCCGGGTTGGTCGTCTGCCTCAGCTACGACGACGCGCATCTGCCGAAGACCCGGAAGGAAGCACAGCGGCGGTTCAAGTACTTTCTGTCGAAACTGCGCAAGGCCAGACGCGAGGCCGGGCTGCCCGAGCCGCGCGTGATCTACGCACCGGAGGCGCTGAGCTCTGAGTCCGGGCGCTGGCACCATCACTGTGTGATCGACAGCACCGGCGACGACCTCGACATGATCCGCGCCTGCTGGATCTATGGCAGCGACATCGACGTGACCAAGCTGCGCGTCGACGAGGAGAAGAACCACGAGACACAGGCGAAATACATGAGCAAGGAACTGCGCGAGGCGCAGGAGTACGAGTGCAGGCCGGGGCTGCACGGCTGGGGATGTACCCGGAACTGCCGCAAGCCCGAGATCGACGTGCGGATCGTCGAGGACAGCGCCAGGCTGCGCGCGCCGAAGGTCGCGACCGTGCTGCTGCAGGAGCGACGCTCGACCGAGTTTGCGGAGCTCGCGGTGATCAAGTACCGGCTGCCCGCGCGCTGCTTTTGCTCCGGCGTCCGGACGCGACGGCGCCGGCGGCGGTGAGGCTTTCTTTAATATTTCTTTCTGGCTCGGAACATCAAATAAATTTAGGACAAGGGGGCGAAAATCGTTGACCGCAGACTCGGATTGTGGTAGAATGTTGGCGAAGAAGGGCGGCTTCGCATGCTGCCCGTACTGCGGCAAGAAGCTGCTGCGCGTCACGCCGAGCACCGAGGCGAGCGCGCTGCCGATCCAATGCCGACAATGCAAACGCGAGCTGATCCTGAACATACGCAGAGGCCAGAGCTTTGAAAGCCGGAGCCCGGGACGATCCGAAACGGATTGACCAGGGCTCCGGCTTTTTGTCGTTTATGAGCAAACCTGATTCGATCTATCACACCGGGCGCTGGACCAGGATCCGCGCGTCGGTGCTGCGCGCTGCCGGGTATCGGTGCCAGTACGCGCGGCGCTTCGGGAAGAATGTCCCGGCGACGACCGTGCACCACATCTGGCCGGCGGAGGATTACCCGGAGTATCAGTGGGCGCGATGGAACCTGATCGCGCTATCCGCCGAGGCGCACAACGCGATGCACGATCGGTACAGCGGGAAACTGTCGCCGATCGGCGAGGCGCTGCGGCGGCGGACCGTGCCGCCGGAGGAGAGACGCGCATGATCACCCTGACCTGTAAAAACTGCGGCTGCTCCTTCGAGAGTGTGCGGCGCGCCAAGAAGTTCTGCAGCGTCGCCTGCTCCAACGCCTGGAACGGCGCGCACCGGGAGAAACGCGAGGCGCCGTCGATCGAGAAGATCGTGTGGTCGAGCGGCGGCGGGATCCAGTCGACGGCGATCGCCGTGCTGATCTGCCAGGGCATCCTGCCGAAGCCGGACCTGGCGCTGATGGTCGACTGCGGATACGAGAGCGCGCAGACCTACGATTACATCCGCGAGATCACGATCCCGCGGATGGCCGAGGCCGGCGTGACTTTCCACCTTGTGCCGTCGAAGCGCTACGTCAGCGTGGACCTGATGAGCCGGGACGGGCACTGCAACCTGCCGGCTTTTCGAATGAACCAGGACGGCAGCGTGTCGCATCTGACGACCCACTGCAACGGCGTGTGGAAACAGGTCGTGACCAAGAAGTTCGTGAAGGAGAACGGCATCGAACGGTTCGAGCACTGGCTCGGGATCTCGACCGACGAGGCCAGGCGGGCGCGAAAGTCCGCGGGCGTGCAGTATATCGAGCTGCGGTACCCGCTGATCGAGCTGGGGTTGAGCCGGGAGGACTGCGTACGGATCATCCGGGAGGCCGGGTGGCCGGTGCCGGTGCGGACGTCGTGTATTATGTGCCCGCAGCGGACTATGTTCGAGTGGCTGAGGCTGAAGGTCGAGTGCCCGGAAGACTTTGAGCGTGCGTGCGAGATCGAGGATGAAATCCGGCGTGTTGATCCGAATGTGTTCCCGACGCCGAAGTGTCGGCCGCTGCGTGAGATTCTCGCGCCGGAGTAATCCCCCCCTCCTCTCGACTCGATTGTCGAGTGACCTCCTTAC